CAAAACGTATACGACCCCATTTTTCTAATTCATTAGCTTCATCTCTTAGGGTATTGTATAGAGACATAGCTTTTCTAACATCAAGATAAAATCCATTCTTTTCTTGTTGGTCTACAATAACTCTTATCTGATGCTCTAAATCAATAGAAGATTTAGAAAAACCTTGACCTTCTTTTTTTAAATGTTCATATAACTTGTGTGTTATATCCACATCTTGTTGGCAATATTTTTGTAACTCATGTGTATATGTTGCAAAACTATTTATACTACCTTTAGGAAAGTTAAATCTATCTCCCCATGCTCCAAGACTATGACCACCTTCTCGTAATGGATTAAACATTTGAGATAGTATTAATGTATCTGTTACCTGTGAAGGTTTTATTTCTACACCTAATAATCTATTTAGCACAGGAGCATCAAAAGATAAACCATTATGCATTATATATTTATCAATATCTTTAGACCAATTTTTAAATACATGCATATTACTTGGGTCAAATGCTGTATATACATTTGTATCCACATTTTTAGCTACGATACAATTAACCACACTAGCATCTAGTTGGTCTGTTTCTATATCAAGAACAACTTTCACAATCTTTTTCCTCCTTTCCACACCAATTACAAGGCTCCCCTTTACCTACTGCCATTTCAGTTTCTTCTTCTTCACAATAATGCTCCCACATTTCTGGTTCTTTATCATCATTAAATAAAATTTTGTGTGCTTTCACTATCATTCTCTTTTGTTTAAATGTTAATTTTTTTGGTTCATAAACTATCTTATTTTTAACCATTTTTTGTAACCTTCTAACCAACTTATTTTCTTTTTTGGTTTATCTTTTGGTAAGTAAACCATGTGAAAGGAGCCACAATTAGGACAAGATAAATTTGTTTCCATACAATAGTCCTCATCTTCATGGTCAATATCATGGTCACCACCCCATATTAACTCTGTTCCACAATGCCAACAGTTCATTAGAAAGGTACCTCTTCTTTATTATCTTCTGCATTATA